GACAGGTGCCTACCTTGAAGCCTTACCAGTCATTAACGCAACCATGGGCGAATTAAGCACCATTAGCATTACCTTTAAGGGTGGCGTTTTAACCACCGCCGTTTCCTGATTTAGCAACCCCAACAGTAAAGGCCCGACAATGCAACTAACACTTAGAGTTGACCAGGGCGAAGGCCCAGTCGAAGTAAGTACCAACCTTTTCACAATCGTTTCATGGGAACGCAAATTCAAGCGTAAAGCCAGCGACATGGCTAACGGTATTGGTATTGAAGATTTGGCTTATCTAGCCCACCAGGCTTGTCAACAACAAAATGTCACCGTGCCGATAGTCCTTGATGATTTCATTAAGAAGCTGGTACTTCTTGAAGTAGTTAGCGATGAACCCGACCGCCCTACCGTGCCAGTACCTACCGACACGCTTTAGCGCAAGTTTTAGTAGCGACAGGGTACTGGCCACAGCAAGTAGACTTTGACAATAACGACTTAGCAACAGTCATAAAGGTCATTAACGAAAGCAGAAAATAACCATGGCAACCGACTTGACTATCCAAGTTAATGGGGTCAAAGAAGCGGTTAAATATTTGAACCAAGTAGAGCCTGGTTATCGAAAAGCGTATGTGGCAAATATGAAAGAAATCGCTAAACCGATGACCGACGCCATGAAATCAAATTACGACGATATGCGTTTCCCTAGTGGCACAAAACGCAACTGGTCGCCAGGTGGCCGCCAAGTATTCCCGTTGTCAGCTTCTAACGCTGTCCGTGGTGTTGCTGTCCGTGTCAACAATAAGAAGAAAGGCGCCGCCTTTTCGGTCATGCAAAAGAACCCAGCGGCCGCAATATTTGACATTGCGGGCCGTGCCAATGTAAACCCATTAGCGACAGCGTTTAGCGCCAAGTTTGGCCGTTCTGCCAGCCGTGTTATCTGGCCAGTATTTGAGGCAAAAATAACCGATTTAACAACTGAAGTTCAAAAAGTTGTTGAAGGCGTTATGGCTGAAGCAAACAAGAATTTGAAGGTGTTTTAATGGCTATCTCAATACCGATTCTGTCAGACTTCAACAGTAAGGGCATAGACAGCGCCATTAGGGAATTTAAGAAGTTAGAGACAGCTGGCGAAAAAGCCCAGTTTGCTATTAAGAAGGCGGCCGTACCTGCCGCCGCCGCTATTGCTGGTTTAGGCATTGTTGCTGTAGACGCCGTTAAAGCGTTCATGGAAGATGACAAGGCCGCCCAATTACTTGCTACCAGCCTAAGAAACACTACGGGCGCTACTGACGCCCAAATTGCTAGTGTTGAAAAGTTCATTACTAAAACTTCAATAGCCGCCGCTGTTGCTGATGATGAACTACGGCCAGCCTTTGACAAACTAATTAGAGGTACTGGCGATGTAACTAAAGCCCAAGATTTAATGAACCTGGCACTAGACATTTCTGCCGGTACAGGCAAAGACTTAGGCGCTGTATCTGACGCCCTGTCAAAGGCTTTTAACGGGCAACTGGGGCCACTAAAGAAATTAGACCCAGCCCTGGCTGGCTTGATTGAAAACGGCGCTAGCACCGACGAGGTTTTCGCCGCATTAAGCCAAACTTTTAAAGGTGCCGCTTCGACTTCAGCAAATACGGCTTCAGGTAAAATGAAATCGTTCACTATTCAAATGGGCGAATTCAAAGAATCTATTGGCGCCGCCGTATTTCCGATAGTCGACAAACTATTACCAGCGTTCAAATCGGTTGCCGATTTCGTAACTAACAACACAACGCTGGTTGTCACTTTGGGCGCTGTTATCGGCGGTTTGGCTGTTGCCATTATTGCTGTCAATGCCGCAACAACAGCATGGGCCGCAACAACAAAAGCCGCCGCCGCAATCCAAGCCGCCTTTAATGCTGTCATGGCACTAAACCCAATCTTTTTAATTGGGGCCGCAATCGTTGCTGTTATTGCTGTACTAGTTCTTTTACAAGCCAAATTTGACATATTTGGCAAAGCGGTAGACGGACTTAAAACAGGTTTTATGGCCTGGTGGGGTGTTGTCCAATTTGTTTTTGGTGCTGTCAAAACAGGGTTTGCTGAACTAGCAAATTTGGGCAAGGCAATATTTGACGGTATTGGTGGCGCTTTTAAAGGTGTCATTAACGCTGTTATATCCGCAATGGAAAAAGGTTTAAACTTTGCCATTAAAGGTTTAAATATTATTCTTGACGGCATTGACAAAGCCGCCGGGCCTTGGGTCAATTTTGGCACTATTCCTGATGTAAGCCTGCCTCGATTAGCCGAAGGCGGCATAGTCACAAGTCCGACTATTGCAATGATTGGTGAAGGCAACGGCCCCGAAGCGGTTATCCCGTTGTCGAAGTTGGGAAGTATGGGCTTTGGTGGTGGTGGCAATATCACAGTCAATGTGAACGGCGGCGACCCAAACCAAATTGTTAGGGTGCTACAGCAATATGTCAGACAGTCAGGCCCAGTACCCGTAAACACTAGGGCCATGTAATGCCAAAGGTCGTCTGGGAACTCTATAGAAGCGTTCCATCGGTAGTTGATGTCACTACTGATGTTCTTTCTTTTTCATATATGCAGGGGCGCCAAAATTATCTTGACCAGTACAGCGGCGGAACTCTTAGCGTCACGCTAAAGAACCAAGCAAATGTCGCCCAGTATTTTACTTTCAACTCAGTATGGAATTTGTATGTTCAAGCAGACAACAGCGAACAAACTTTCTGGTGCCAAGATGTTGTTTTCAACGATTACCCAGGCAATACAGGTTTGTCGACTATCACAGTTTCGCTGGTAGATGTACTCGCCCGTAACGGCCGTAATGTTGTTTCAAATGTGGTTCTTGCCCAGGCCGCCACCATTACACAATTACAAAACCTTTGGCGTACCGCCCCGTATCAAATAGGCGACTTACAGGGTTCAGGCGGCGGTTCTTCTACAGCGGCTGGTATTACCTATTCGGGTTCAATGCTTAACTATTTAAACCTGATTGACCAAACAGAAAAAGGTTTACTTAGTTTCTATTCAGCACAAACAAACATGATTCCTAGAGACTCTGTCAGTTCTTCAGTATCAGGTTTCAGTTTTACTCGAAACGCCACCAGCGCCACAGCCATTAGTTATTACGCTTTTGGGCACGACAAAGCCGGTCTAAACTTTATGAATAATGTGCAGGTAAACCCAAACGGGTTGGCTTCACAAACAGCGACAAACACGGCTTCGATAATTTCTTACGGTAACGCCCAGCAATCCGTTAGCACCGTTGACGCCACTACAACCCAGGCGCTTAGTTTGGCCGAATGGTTGTCAAATTCACAGGCTGACCCCGACGCCCAAACATGGTCAATAACTTTTCTTGACTTAGCGCAAGACGCCACAATTATGTCCAGGTTTATAGAAACCTTTATTAACAGTATTGGTACAGGCCGCCGACTTTGGAATTTGGTTTACCGTGTCCCTGGCGCTGGTTCCGATACAACCGTAGTAGTTGCTATTGAGGGAATATCTGTTAATTCGACACCTGATAGAACTGATTTTACGGTGTATTTTTCGCCTGCTACTTTTTACCAATTTTTTACCCTTGACAGTTCTACTTTGGGTATTCTAGATACAAGCCGTTTGGGCTGGTAAAGGAAAAAACGCTATGACTTACCCCACATTTAATAGCGGTCAAGTATTGACCAGTACAGAAATGAACGCTGTCGGTTTGTGGCTTGTCAAGTCACAGACCATTGGTAACGCTGTTTCTAGTGTTGCCGTTACTAATGCTTTTTCAACCGATTACGACAACTACAAAATTATTATTAGCGGTGGTGCTTCAAGCGCCCAGGCTTTTCTAAACCTGCAACTAGGCGCTTCAGCAACTGGTTACTACTACGCCAACTCAGGCGTCACTTATGCCGGCGCCGCTTTCGTTGGCGGTGCAAGCAACACCACAAGTTTCCAAGCCGGTTCAACATTTATTGGCAACGGCCTAATGGCAAACATCGAATTACAAAACCCGTTTTTGGCTAAATACACTTTTGCTCAATCATCAGGCATGAACACCACATTTGCCACCCCCAGTATTGGCTACCACGGTGTAGCAACTTCTTACACAGGGTTCACCATTGGCGTCACTTCAGGAACAATTACAGGCGGAACAATTAAAATTTACGGTTACAGGAATTAGGACATGACAAAAC